TTTATAAATAGATTCACAAATCGAGGATTTTAACATGGAACATATTTTCAGTGCAATTCATTCAGCCGCCGAGCAGGATGCCGCGGGATTTCGCGACGCGATCCACTCAGCGTTAGCTGACAAAATCAGCGATGCTCTCGAACTCAAAAAGATTTCGATTGCGTCATCAATGTTTGCAAGCCAGGACGCTTCAGCAGAAGTAGAGGAGACAGTATCAGATGAAGACCTTCAAGCAACTGCGTGAAGCTACTGCTGTTAAGAAGGATGATAATCCTGAAGCAGCTGCCCTGAAACCACGTGCGCAGGGTGAGCAAGATTTTGTTGACGCACATACTGTAGACTCAACAGACTATCCTGTAAAGGGAACGTCAGCCAAGCTCAATGCTGACAGCGCAACGAAGACGATGCATCAGCCAGCCAACGGTGATCGCGCTCCGCTAAAGCAAGGAACTTCTGATCTTAAGGATCAGTCTGGTTTCAAGGGAAACAAAACTCCTCTCACTCGCGCTGACAAGACACAGGGTGACATGAAGCCAGTTAAGACTGCTGCTTCTTCAGTTACAATTCCAGCTTTCCAAGAATCAGTTTTCGTTAACGTGCCAATGATCAGCGAGTCTGACGAAGATTCAATCTTCATCGAACTACTCAACGGTGATACAGTTGAAATCAACGAAGACACATATAATGCAATCGTTGACGTATTCGAACAACTCAATACTGGCAACCGCGAAATGTTCCGTGCTGCTATCAATGAAAACGCTGATACGTTCGAACAGATCCTTGACTTCGTTGTAGAAACACTTCAGGGAGATGAATAATGGCACAAGGTATTGTTAACAAGCACGTTAAGGGTGGTTGGGTCGTTGCTAAGTTCCATTCTACTGGTGCAGTTTATCTTAACAACTCAAACGTTCTTCTTGGTGCTAACTCTGCCGGTGAAACTGTTACTCGCATGAATATCATTTCAGCTGAGTGGTCAATCGGCAACAACGCATACTGGACAGTTCAACGCGGCGCTAACACAGTTCTAGTTCTCTCTGATGGTCAGCACTATATGGATTTTTCAGATTCACGTTTGATCGACAACTATGGTGGTGAACCACAGGCTAACGTTGTTATCACGAAAACTGGTTCTGGTCCTTCAACACTTGTTCTTAAGTTACACAAGGTAACTACAATCACTGGAGGCTCGACCTACTAATGAAACTCATCTGCGAAGTTAACGAAAATCTACAGATCATTACTGAAGCAAATGAAGCAGGTGAGAAGCAGTATTTCCTCGAAGGCATTTTGATGCAGGGAAATATTGGTAACAAGAATGGTCGTGTATACCCAACAGAAACTCTTGCTAACGAAGTTGCTCGCTACAATCGCGAGTTCGTTGAGCAGAATCGTGCGTATGGAGAGCTTGGTCACCCACAGGGTCCAACGATCAACCTCGAGCGCGTATCCCACATGATCAAGTCGCTGCGCCAAGAAAATGATAACTTCATTGGCAAAGTAAAGATCATGGATACTCCATACGGAAATATCGTAAAGAATCTCATGAAGGAAGGCGCTAAACTCGGCTTCTCTTCACGCGGTATGGGCTCTCTGACAAAGAGAAGAGATGGTTTGATGGAAGTTCAAAAAGACTTCTATCTTGCTACTGCAGCCGATATCGTAGCAGATCCATCTGCCCCTCATGCTCTCGCTAACGGGATCATGGAAGGTAGAGAGTGGGTCTGGGATAACGGCATTCTTATTGAAAAAGATGTTGCTCAAATCAAATCAGATATCAACGAGGGATATCGCACTAACCAGAATCGTGAAACGGTTCTTTTGAATGCGTTTAATAAGTTCCTCAAAAATATCTAAATGGCGCGGTTTTATAAATAAACTATATGAATCTTCTAATAACCCTGAGGAGAATAAAATAATGTCAGGTCAGGAATTCAACGTCGATCAGCTCGACGTGCAAGAAGCAAAAAAGGCGAGCTACGGCGTTAATGCTGAGATCGCTGAACCAAATGGTGTTCAAGCAACGCCTCCAGGCGGAGCTGCCCAGAAAGGTGAAGTATCGGGACCAATGACTCAGGGTTCAGGTATTAAGCCTTATACAAAGGTAGGCATGATCAATGCTATGCTCGATTCACTCACAGGAATGAAGAAGGCAGAAGTATCAGTCATGTATGACAAGTTTAAGGGCGACAAGACAAACCCAATGCAGGGTAACTCTGTAAACCCAAGCCAGCGTTCAATCGGTGAAGAGAAGATTGCTCGTCTCTCAGCTGAAGACATTGATGTTTCAGACGACATCAAGGCTATCTTCGCTGGTACTGAAGTTTCCGAAGAGTTCATCTCAAAGGCAACTGAAGTTTATACAGCAGCTGTTCTTTCAAAGGTAAATGAGCAGCTCGAAGTTGTCGAATCAAAGTTCACTGATTCGCTGACAGAAGAAACCGCTACGATTTCAGAAGAACTCGTTGAGCGTGTTGATTCATACCTCGACTACGTTGTTGAGCAGTGGGTTGAAGCCAACTCAGTCGCTATCGAACGCGGCTTGAAGGCAGAGATCGTAGAAAACTTCATGAGAGGCCTAAAGGGTCTGTTCGAAGAAAACTACATTGACATTCCAGACGAAGCAGTTGACGTTGCTGAAGAACTCGCAGATCGTTGCGAAGCTCTTGAGTCAGCTATCAACGAAGAAATCGAAAAGAATGTTGAGCTTACAGCTCAGCTAAAAGAATTTGAACGCGAAATTGCGTTCGCTCAAGTTTCAGAAGGCCTGACAGACACGCAGGTTGCAAAGCTGCAGTCACTTTCTGAAGCAGTTGACTTCGAAAGCGTTGATACGTATTCGAAGAAGATTGCTACACTTCGTGAGAGTTACTTCCCTTCAAAGTCCTCGGCCGGGATTTTGTCCGAAAGCGTAACACTCGATGAGGAACCAGTGGGTGACGGCGAAGTCACTGAAAAGCAGGTTCCAGTTGAAATGGCTGCTTATATGTCCGCGATCACTCGCGGTATCAAGAAGTAATTTTTTTTAATCTAAGGAGAATAACATGGAATCTCTGAATGAAGCCGTTCAGAAAAAGTGGCAGCCAGTCCTGGAACATCCTGATCTGGTTCCCATTAAAGACGTACATCGCCGTAGCGTAGTTGCTCAGCTTCTCGAAAACCAAGAGAAGTCAGCACGCGAACAAGGTTTTGGATCTGGTGGTTACCAGGCTCCAACGCTTCTTGGCGAAGCTGCACCAGTCAACGCAATGGGTGCATCATCTTCGACAGCATCAGATGGTTCAATCGATACATTCGATCCAGTTCTTATCTCGCTCGTTCGTCGTTCGATGCCTAACCTCATCGCTTATGACATCTGCGGCGTTCAGCCAATGACAGGTCCAACAGGCCTGATCTTCGCAATGCGTTCACGTTACACAACACAGGGTGGTACGGAAGCTCTCTTCAACGAAGCTAACACAACCTTCTCTGGTTCAGCTGCTGGTAACACAGCTTCACGTCTCGTTGTTGGTAACTCTTCAACAAATCGCTCACAGGAAGCTAACGACCCAACACTCCGTGCATCTGCTGCTACTTCGGGTTCGTATACTGTTTCGACAGGTATGACTCGCGCTCGCGCAGAAGCTCTCGGTGACGGTGCTGCAAACGCTTTCAACGAAATGGCTTTCTCGATTGAGAAGGTTGCCGTTACTGCCGTTTCACGTGCTCTGAAGGCTGAGTACACGATGGAACTCGCTCAGGATCTTAAGGCCATTCACGGTCTGGATGCTGAAACAGAACTGTCAAACATCCTCGCTGCTGAAATCCTCTCGGAAATCAACCGTGAAGTTGTTCGTACAATCAACTATACAGCTTCGGCTGGTGCTACTGAGAACGTAACGACATCTGGTACTTTCAACCTCGACGTTGACTCAAACGGTCGCTGGATGGTTGAAAAGTTCAAGGGTCTCCTGTTCCAGATCGAGCGCGAATCTAACCAAATTGCCAAGGCAACTCGTCGTGGTAAGGGTAACGTTCTGATCTGCGGATCGGACGTAGCTTCTGCTCTTCAGATGGCAGGCGTTCTGGACTACACTCCAGCTCTTGCTAACAACCTCAATGTTGACGATACAGGAAACACCTTCGCTGGTGTTCTCAACGGACGTATCAAGGTCTATATCGACCCATACTTCGCTTCGTCAGCTGGTTCACAGTATTTCACACTTGGCTACAAAGGCTCTTCAGCTTTCGACGCTGGTCTGTTCTACTGCCCATACGTTCCTCTCCAGATGGTTCGCGCCGTTGGTCAGGATACGTTCCAGCCAAAGATCGGCTTCAAGACACGTTACGGCATGGTAGCCAACCCATTCGCAACATCTTCAGCCGACGGTGCTATCGGTGCTCCAAACACCAAGGGTTACAACACCTACTATCGTTTCGTCAAGATCACAAACTTGATGTAATCGAAA